AATGAAGGTCGTTGCTAATGAAACTCACCAAAATGTGGGATTTTCCGACAGCGACGATCCTTATTTGTATACCGTCAAGGGAACTATGGATCCCACACGCAGTTTACAGGATACACAGGGGGATGAGTTGAGTTCTTTCTTTTCCCGTCCTCTAAAGATTTCTGAAACTGAGTGGGCTACCAATTCTGCTTTGAATGTCGTTTTGGATCCTTGGGCTTCGTTTATTAACAATCCTAGGGTCGTAAACAGAATGACGAATTATAATTTGTTGCGAGCTCGTTTGCGACTTAAGATTATGATTAATGGCAATAGTTTCCATTATGGTAGAGCTATGGCTCTATATCATCCTATGCACACGAGAGACGATTTTACTACGTTGGGTTCAACAGCCTCTCTAGTGCAGGGCAGTCAAATGCCTCATGTATTTTTGGACCCAACAACATCAACTGGAGGTGAGCTATGCTTACCTTTCTTCTTTGAGAAAAACAATGTGAATTTGACCTCTTTGGAGTACACAAATTTGGGTAGATTGCACATTATATCTCTTAATGATTTGAGACATGCAAATGGCGCGTCGGACAAAGCTACCATATCAGTATTTGCGTGGCTTGAAGACGTTGAGCTTAATATGCTTACGTCACTTGACATTGCAGCAATTGTTCCTCAATCAGGAATGGAAGTTGATGAAGCAAACAGCAATGGTGTTATTTCTGGACCTGCAACGGCTATCTCCAAGATTTCCGCCTCTTTGTCCGAAGCACCATATATTGGTCCTTTTGCAATGGCTACGTCCAAGGTTGCTGGTATTACAGCGGCCACTGCGAAGCTTTTTGGCTATTCTAGACCACCTGTAACAAAGGATCCCGATCCGTATAAACCTACAGCTATTTCATCCTTGGCGACGACAACTGTACCTGATGGTGCGGCTAAAATGACCATTGATGATAAGCAGGAATTGACGATCGATCCTACGATTTCAGGTATTGGACCAGGCGATCCTTTGAATATAAAACAGATCGCAAAAAGGGAGTCGTATCTCACCACTTTTGATTGGGATATCGGTGAGGCTCCCGAAACACTTTTGTGGAATACACGTGTTATGCCGACACTTTGGAGGACTGATGGCGCTGCTGTGTATTTACCAGCGTGCGCGATGGCTGCTGTTCCTTTTTCGTATTGGACTGGTACAATGAAATTTCGATTTCAGATTGTCGCCTCTGCGTTTCACAAAGGTAGGCTTAAAGTTGTTTATGATCCCAATTTTGTGTCATCTAATGAGTATAACACGAATTATATGGAGATCATAGACATAGCCGAGAAGCAGGATTTTACTATTGAAGTTGGCAATGGTCAGCATCAATCCCTGCTTTCCAGTAGCACTCCTCAGGGTACAACTATTACTACGTATGGATCAAATCCTATTGGACTGAGTTCAGTTGGCAATGGAGTTTTGAGTTTGTATATTGTTAATGAGCTCACAACCCCAGATACAACAGCTCCGCGGGACATTCAAGTTAATGTTTTCGTTTCCATGGGAGACGATTTTGAAGTTTTTGTTCCCAATGATCGCTTTGCACGTTACGAGTTCAAACCTCAATCAGGTTTTGAACCACAATCCGGTAGTGAAGATTCCAAAATGAATGATGCTTTGGTGTCACATGCACCATCGCCTCCACAGCAGGAAGACGACACAGACGTTGTTGGAGTTGGAACTACTAATCATGAGCATTTGAATAAAGTTTTCACTGGTGAAGTGATTAAGTCATTTCGCCCTTTCCTAAAACGATATTCTTTGCATTCCATGTTGAACGCAACTTTTAATTCAGACAGGCGCGTATTATATGGGAGACGTACGGCCTTTCCTTTTTTGAGGGGGAATGTTACCAGTGCAGTTCATACCACATCAGGAGCTGCCCCGTACAATTATTGTAACACCATGTTGTTACATTGGGTCACCTTAGCCTTTTCGGGCTATAGGGGGTCCATTCGATGGAAGATATGTCCCATGAGTTTTATGGCTAATGATTCTTTACCTATCACACAGGTTCAAAGAGATACATCAACTAGGTATTACCAAAATGGGCGCACAGCAGTCTTCACACCTATCACTGAAAGTCAAATGGCATTTCAAGGTGCGGTAGATACTTCGCTGTCACTTCCAGCGACAAATAAGCCATTCAATGGGTCTAAAGGTATGGTTCTTACAAACGGGTACGTTAATCCAAATACGGAATTTGAAGTTCCGTTTTATAGTGATGATCGTTTTGTCCCTGGTAAGAGAGAGGATTATACCAGCAGTTTTGGAGATTATGCGTTGAATACGTTCGACTACAAAATTTTCATGCGCGGTAATAACGAGACGTATATTAATGCGTTTTGTGCAGCAGGGGAAGACTTCCAAGTTTATTTTTGGACAGGATTGCCGCCTTTGTACTATAATCCAACACCTCCATCACCATCGGCCACTTAATGGCTAAGACACGTTGTGTCAATGTGTGGCAGACACATAAAATAGCTTTAGAGATAGCTTGCTGCCGAAATAATCTTTACCACACTGTGACCGTGTGGGTGCTCTATGAGTGAATTGGTCGCGCCGTATGAATTTGTAATTCTGGAATTTTTCCTGGTGCGCCCAGGTTTCAAGGAGTCACAAATTTTAATAGCGCAACCGATA